TTATAACTGGGCCGCACGGATGGATTCACCCGCACGAAGGTAGACTGGCCAAACGGCTTTCCGGCGATGGCCGACAGTAGCCGGTACAACCAAACCCCAGCCGTCACCTGCCCTGCGGTGGCTCTGTGGGTCAACAGCACCAGCCATTGCTGCTCGGCTTTACTGGTCAATCCGGACTGATGCCCCTCACCGACCCGGTCTCCCTGGTAGAGAATGTGCACGGCCGGTACTAGCTGGCCGAGGTTCTGCACATCGACCATTTCTGTGGCAATCAGCACCTCGACCAAGCCGAGCGACTTCAACGGCAGGATCAACTCCCGCAGGCGCTCGCCAGCCGCCAGCCAATCGACATCTGCCATCAGATAAAGCCTCCCGCCTGACGGCCAAACACCCGGCCATCGGATTGCAATTCGGCCAGGTTCTGGCTCTCCAGTTGCTCCCCATCAACCGACAACCCCAGCGCCAGCTCTCCACGGCCGACCGACTTCAAGAACGCCACGGCGGCTTCATACCGCTTGGCGATCTGCTCTGGAGCCTGCTCGCCATAGAGCCGGTGGCGGGCAATATCACAACAGATCGGTACCAGCGCCGTCGGCACATGGGCCAGCGGCAGCGGGTAACGGCCAGCCAGGTAGCCATCGATCAGGCTGCTGGCATCTTCCAACGCCTGGGTGACAACCGCTTCATCCAAGGTCGCAGTGCCTGGAATGACGGCCACACGCATCAGATCGACACTGAACCGG